CATAACGACGACGACGGTGCTAATAACCTTATAGCGGCTAACGACGGAGACGGGATTAAGTATAGCGGCCAGAAACCTGAAACTATCACGGTTGGTGGTATTGATAATCAGTCTCTTGCGTTCTTCCTGCAGGTTCAGGATCTGTTTGATTATTTTGGTGGGAACTTAAACTCTTTGGGAGGACTTGGGCCGTCTACTGAGACGGTTGGCCAAGACAAGCTAATATCTGAAGCTGCAGGTGCTCGTGCTCAGGATATGTCCCAGCAAACGATTAAATTTGCAAGGGGAATCTTCGAGGCCCTTGCATGGTATGAATGGACTGATCCGGTGCGGAAACGCCAAGTTGAGAAACCGATTGGTAAAACTGGTATGTCTGTGCCGGCCACATGGTCTGAAGAGACCCGGCAAGGTGACTTCCTTGATTATAACTTTGATATTGACGTTTACTCTATGCAGGATAATTCACCAGCTACAAGGCTGCAGAAGCTTAGTCAGATCGTCCAGCAGTATATCATGCCGCTTATGCCTTTTATACAGCAGCAAGGCGGCACGGTTGACGTTCAGGCCATCCTTGACATGGTTGCCGAGTTTAGTAACTTTCCTGAGTTGGCAGAGGTTGTGCAGTTTCAAGGCATGCCTCAGGAACAAGGACAGGTCCACGGGGATCCGAATCCAAAACCTGCAGAGACAAAAAGAACGTATGAACGGGTTAACAGACCCGGAGCAACCAGGAGCGGCAGGAATAATGTGCTTTCACAAGTATTGATGGGCGGAAACCCTCAGCCTGCGGAAGCCGCAACCCTTAACAGGAAGGTAAACTAATGCAGAGATTTTTAGGCGTTAAGCTTATTTTGGAGGACGAGTAATGTCAGAAAAAATAAAACGGATGGAACTCCCGAAATACAAGAAAGAAAAGAAACGGATGGAACTCCCGAAATACAAGAAAGAAAAGAAACGGTCCCGAATGGCTGAGCTCTTAATTAGGAGGGCCAAGGGCATCGACAGAGAAGCTTCTGGTAGAAAAAGAAGGTGAAGAAATAATGCCAATATATTGTTATAAAACTCCGGGCGGAACAATAACTGACCGTGTGTTTCCTGTAGGGAAGGCCCCTGCACATATTACTCATGCAGATCCAGCTGAGGGGATTGTTTGTGCTAAACGCAGCTTTGCTGCAGAAGGAGTCAAGTCTGCATCTCCTAGAGGATGGCCGATGACTTGCCTGGGTTCTGGAGTAAATGCAGCTCAGGCCGGTGATTTAAGGGCAGAGCTGGCGCGGAAGGGCGTGCCAACGGAAGTGACCAGAGATGGAGACCCAATCTACACAAGCTCGTCCCATAGGAATAAAGCTTTAAAAGCGCGAGGAATGTTTGATAAAAACGGCTATAAATAATATTAATATTAGAGAGGGAGAATTATGACAATCGAAAATGAAAATAATACATCGGAAGAGGGAATCACCAAAGAATTAACTTCGGAGATTGATGCCGGTGTCGAGAGTATAGTGAATGAACTTAATTCGGAGGAAGCTGGCGAAGATGACGATCCGGCAGCTGACACCGATGATGATAACAGTCAAGATGGCGATGCCCTTGGCGAAAAGTCTGAAACTGATGGCGATGATATCTCTGACGAAGACGACAAGTCTGGCGATGATGATAAGCCTGATGATGACGACAAGCCTGTTCCTGTTTCAGACGATATTCTGACAAGAGCAGTGAAAGCAGGACTGTCTCTGACAGATGCTAGAACCTTTCAGGATGCGGATGCCCTGACTAGAACTTGCGAGCTATTAGAGGCGAAGAGCAAGCCTGACGACGATACGTCTGACGGTGACGACAAGGACGATGGTGATTTAGATATTGATGCTGTCCTGGATGCTGTTCCGGACCTTGACCCTGAGGAATACGATGAGGGCCTCATTGAGACGTTCAATGGTCTCAAAGATGTTATTCGTGCCATGCAGGGGAAGATTGTGGGGATGGAGCAAAAGGGCCAGGAGTCTGACGCGCTGTCTTTCGACAAACAGGTTGATGAGCTTGGCGAGTCTTATGTTGATGCGGTTGGAAAAGGGAAACTGGACCCTAACAGCCCGCAGGCACAGAAGCGAGCTGAGTTGCGTGGCATGGCTGACGTTTTAAAATCTGGTTATGAAGCCAAGGGAGACGATGTTTCTTCTGCGGAAATCTTTGAGCAGGCAGTTAGCGTGATCCTGGGTGCAGAAACCCAGGCGAAAGCTCTTGCAGAGAAGACTGGTCAGTTGAAAAAGCGAAGCGGCCAGATTACACAGCGACCTGGTGGTAAAAAAATTAAAGGAAAGGTCGATGCTTTCGACGAAGTTGCCGAGGCGATTGACAATAAATTCTTCAAATAGTTTTAATGTAGTGAAAGGAGCCTAAAAAATGGGTTTATCATTTAGTCAAATAGACGACGCTGTTCTGCTTACTCAGAATACGCTCGTAAAACGTGGTGCCTTCGTGGACATGCAGACTGATCTTACCGATCATGTTGCGGTTCGTGAGATGTGGAAAGGCAAAAAGAAAAAATTTACCGGCGGAGAAAATTGGGAGTTTGAGGTTCAGATGGACCACAATCATTCAACTCGCTCTGTTGGTCTGTATGAAACCGATGGTTCAAGCATCAACGACACCATGGTTAAGGGTGAAGTTGCCCCAAGGCATATCAATGCTCATTATCTTTATGACCAGAGAGAAAAAGCTTTTCAGCGTGGCGGAACTGCTATTGTTGACCTCATCAAAACAAAGTATGTTGCGATGATGGTTTCTTTCTATGAGTTTCTTGAGGATGCACTCTGGAACAAGCCAGACGACTCTTCTGACCTGAAAACCCCTTATGGTATCCCTTATTGGGTTACTAGAAATGCTACCAAGGGTTTCAATGGCGGGAATGCTGTGGGCTTTACTGGCGGTAAGGGCGGAATTGATGCCAGCGTGCCAGCAAATGCAAGATTTAAAAACTACAGTGGAACTTATGCCGCTGTGGCTTCTAACGATATTATCTTAACCATGCGTGAGGCGCATCGCAAGAGCAAGTTCCGTTCTCCAGTTTCTCATGCTACCCCGGATCTTGGTGGAATGAGTAACGGGATCTATTGCAACAATGATCTCATTAGTTCCCTGGAAACACTGCTTGAGGCTCAGAACATGAACCTCGGTAACGATCTGGCGAGCAAAGACGGAAAGACAATGTTCAAGTCTACTCCGCTTACTTACGTTCCGTTTCTGGATGATGACGATACTGATCCTCTCTACATGCTTGACTGGAAGTGGTTAGCTGTTGGCGTTATGGCTGGATGGGAAAATAACATGACAGCACCTTATATGGTGCCAGGAAAACATCTTGTCCGTAGAATTGACCTTGATGCTTCTCTGAACGTAGTTTGTACTGACCCTCGTCGTCAGACAATTCTTTATAAGGTATAGTGTTTGAAAAGCGGTAAATGAAGTGAATGAAGTTAAATAGTAAATATCTGAGAAGGAGAAGTGAAAATGGATAAGAGTATAAACGGACATTCAAAAGGTCCCAATATCGTAGCCGAGTGGGTATGGTATGAAGGGGTTGACGCTCTGAAAGAGGGCGAGGCAGTTTGTTACAATACTGATTATGGCGTTGCTGCAAGCTATGACGCAAGACGTGGAAATCGCGTTGAACGTCCAAGCACTAGTAACAATATGGCCTTTGCCGGTGTCGCTGCTCGCAGCTATCCTGCAAGCTCAACTGGTCGGCTGATTGAGATTTACGTTCCCGGCAGCAAAGGCGTTAAGGTTGCTCTTGGCATTAACACTGTTATCGGTGAAGGACTCCTGTCCTTTATCGCTGGAACTGGTGGAGAAGCCGGTCGGTTTTATACCGGGAAATATAAGGGTCGTGGATCTGTAATCCCTCGCCAGACAAAGACTGCCATTCTGGAAGCAAGCATGACAGGTGCATTCACTGTTGAGGCTGTCGCTGGAATTATTGTGACCCACGCTGCCGCCAATGGCATTGCAGCTGGTGATGTTCTCGTTATTCTTGCCGGTGAAAATGATGCTACTGGTGTTCTGGTTCCTGGAAAATATGAAATTGCTTCGATCACAGATGCCACACATTTTGTCCTAAAATCATCTGCGCTGTCAACTTTCTCAACCGGAACAATCTCTTTCACGGGATATGTCTACACAGGCAATCCTGTCTGTCAGGCTGATTTGCTTGAAGGTGATGAATGTGGTGGCGTTGAGTTTATCTGTCCTCCTAATGCCGGCCTGGTTGGCCTGGCTCATATGGTTGGCGGAGTAACTTACTGTTGTGGTGGCGTTACTGTTGCTGCAGCCGCAGACGTAACCTTTGCACAGGGCCTACTTCCTGGCGACAAGAAGGCGTTTCTAGTTCTTGGTGCTTTAGCAACTACTCCGCTGGTTATTGATCTTGTAACCGCTTCTACCATGCAGATCAGAACTGAGGGTGGAGCTCTTACAGCTCTGGCCGAAATTGGCGCGATGGACGCTGCTGGTGATGGTTGCTTCCTTGAGTTTGACGGGGCTACCTGGCTGACACAGGGACTTCTTGGTGCTGCAGCAGAGGCGTAGTCAATAGTTAACAATTAACCAAAAGGGGCCAAGTTTCGGCCTGGTCCCTTTTTTTAAAGGAAGGTTTGTGGATGGCAGCACCAAAGAAAAAAGAAGAGGCTGTAGCTAAACTTAAGATTGATGAGAACTCTGCCCTTAAGCTGAATGCTATAGGGATAAAAGAGCCTTTTTCCGACACGCTGGTTTCTGTCTATAAGGAATTTAAGCGACGGAAAGACTTGCTGAACGCTGGGCAGACATCATGCGAAGGTATAGCCATAGTTTCACTGATGGCCGACATGATTGACGGCGATCTTAATTTTTATAAGGAAGAATAGTCATGGCTGAATCAGAACTGTCAATTTCTTACGACGACTTGATGAAGGCTGTTGGCCTCTATCTGGGGTATGGTGGTGATAAGGACGACTGGAACACTTCACAAAAGGCTGAGATTGATTTGTATGTCCAGTCAGGTGTTCGGCAGTTTTATTATCCTCCTGCGGTTGAAGGCGTAGAAAATGGCCATAGCTGGACGTTTCTATATCCGACAACTACCCTCGTGACAGTTGCGAGCACGAGCACCGTAAACCTGCCTAATTCTTTGGGTCGGATTCTCGGTGATCTAACCTTTGAGCCAGAACTTTATAACCATTCGATTGTGCTTGTGAGTGAGGCCCAGCTGTCTGCATTGATGTCTGGGTCTGATGATGCTGGCATTCCTCGGTATGCTGCTGTAAGAGACAAGCCGTCTGATGGCTTTGAGGGCCAGAGGAAACAGATTGTGTTATGGCCGGTGCCTAATGCAATCTTTACGCTGACTTACAGGTTTGAAGCTTATCAGGGGAAGTTGAAGGACGACTTCCAGTACCCTCTTGGCGGGATGAAATACGCCGAGTTGGCGACTGAAAGCTGTCTTGCGATCGCAGAGCAAAGAGCAAACGATGAGAAGGGTATCCATTGGGATGCTTTCTCCCGGTTGCTGATTGCCGGCGTGCTTTATGACAATAAAAACGGTGCTCGTTATTATGGTGCTATGGGAGGCAATAGTAATGCTCTTGTCTCTGATGGTGTCCGGCAAACGAGTTACGATATTACCTATAAGGAGGATACTTGGTGAGTACTGCGCTGGTTACACTGTTGATCGCTATTGCTGTTGTTTTAATAGGTGGTGTTTTGAGCTTCTGGGGTTGGCTCGCTGTTAAAGTAATCGACCAGGGGCGAAAACTGATAGAGCTTGAGGTTAAAATGGATAATCATGAAAAAAGAGATGATGAGCATCTTCTATGGTTTTCTAAAATGGATGAGAATATTCAGGAAGTAATGGTGAATACTGCTGCATGCCGTGCGCAATTCGGATATGATGGCGAAAACAAAAACAGAAGAAGCACAGATACAAAAACTAGTGAAACTAAAAAAGGAGAAGACTGATGTTACAACGTATTGCTAAACTTTTAAGAATAGCACCTCCAGCTCAGGATGCAGGATTGCTGATTGTTAGTGGGACGACCAAGCCTGTTGACGGAACTGCTGGTTATGCAGTCGGATGCTTGTTTCAGCATACCGATGGTGGTGATGGCGATGCCCTCTATGTTAATGAGGGAACTTCAGCGTCATGCGACTTTAACCTTGTTACTGTGGCAGCTGCATAATGACAAAGCAGCGTGAACTTGTAATCTCATTCCCACTTGGCGGGGTTTCCCGTCGGGTGGGATATTGGGATAGGGATAAGCCCTATACTGCGCCGTGGGCTGTAAATGTCCGGGGTGTTGGGCTTCTTGAGAACCGGGTCCGAGGCGGATCTCGACCGGGGTTAGAGAAGTTTTATGCAAACCATTTCCCCCCAGCGGTGGCTGGGGAAATTACCGCGATTGCTTCCGCCAGGGTTGTGGACGGTGACGGGAACCACCAGTATGACCTTTAT